GCCTCGGTCATGCTCGGCGAAAATCACGCCACGTTCCTCGCTGCTGAGGTGCTTGCTTCGTCTGTCCATCGCAACATCCTATGCCCTGTGGGCTCCGGGTGTTGCACTTGAAATTTGAGCCTAAGCTATTCCACGGCTGACCAACTGGCCTGACCCCGACAACCCGAGGAGAACACCATGGCACGAGCCCAGGGGGCGCGGGCGCTGATGGCGCTGGCGTTCGAGACGACCTATGGAACGCCGCCCGTGAGCGGCTTCACCCGCATGCCCTTCGCCAGCACCTCGCTCGGAGCAGAACAGCCGCTGCTGAACTCGGAGCTTCTCGGCTACGGCCGCGATCCGCTGGCCCCATTAAAGGACGCGGTGACGGCGGATGGCGATGTGGTGGTGCCGCTCGACGCCGCAGGCTTCGGATTCTGGCTGAAGGCGGCCTTCGGGACACCGGCGACCACCGGCACCGGCCCCTGGACGCACGAGTTTCAGTCCGGGTCCTGGACGCTGCCCTCGATGTCGATCGAGACCGGCATGCCGGAGGTCCCGCGCTACGCGATGTACTCGGGCTGCGTGCTCGACCAGATCAGCTGGCAGATGCAGCGGTCTGGCCTGCTGACTGCCACGGCGCGGCTGGTGGCGCAGGGCGAGACGGTCGGCACGACCACCAGCGCGTTCGGCGCACCCGCCTCACCACCCACCGCGCTGGAACTGAAACGCTTTGGCCATTTCAACGGGGCGATCACCCGGAACGGGACCGCGCTCGGCAATGTGGTCTCGGCCGAGATCACCTACACGAACAATCTCGACCGGATCGAGACCATTCGCAGCGATGGCAGGATCGACGGGGCCGACCCAAGCATTGCCGCGCTCACGGGCCGGATCGAGGTGCGCTTCGCTGACCAGACGCTTGTGACGCAGGCGATCAATGGCGAGGCCTGCGAGATGGAATTCGCCTACGTCCTGCCCTCGGGCGAGAGCTTGCGCCTGACCGTGCACGCCGTCTACCTGCCGCGTCCGCGCATCGAGATTTCCGGGCCGCAGGGCGTGCAGGCCACCTTCGACTGGCAGGCCGCCCGCGACAGCACCGTCGGCCGGATGTGCATTGCAACCCTGATCAACGACATCGAGGTGTATTGAGAATGCTCACGCTCGACCTGACCAACGCACCGCGCTGGCATGACCTGGCACCCGGTGTCCGCGTGCAGCTCCGCCCGCTGACCACCGCGCTGATGGTGGCGACCCGGAGCGATCCCGCCATCGAGGCAGTTCCGGAGGAGGCGTCCGACGAGGAACGCGCGGTCGCCTTTGCCAAGGCGCTCGCGCGGCGCGCGGTGCTCGCCTGGGAGGGCATTGGCGATGCCGACGGCAACCCCATCGATCCGAGCCCCGAGGCCATCGACGCGCTGCTCGACGTCTGGCCGATCTTCGAGGCCTTCCAGCTGACCTATGTCTCGAATGGGCTGCTGCTGGAGCAGGAAAAAAACGCCTCCGCGCTCTCGCCGAATGGGAATTCGGCGGGGGCGCGCGATACTGCGGAGCATGCGAAAGGGCGTGCGAAGACTGCCCCGCCAGACTGAACCAGCCCCTGACACATGAGGGTTGGCAGGTCTGGGACCTCGTCGGGCGCCTCGGCGGCCAGCTTCGCGTGCTGCCCGGCGCGGTGATCGGCTGGGACATGTCGGCGGCGATCGCGCTCGGTGACGCCCTCGGCGTGCCACCCATTGCCATGGCCGAACTGCTGCCCGTCATCGAAGCGGTGATGGTCGCCAAACTAAACGAACAGATGGAACATTCGCATGGCTGAGAAGAGGGTCAGCGTCCGCCTCGCGGCCGTGGGCGGGCGACAAGTACGCTCCGAGCTCGAAGGCGTGGGCGAAGCAGGCAAGCGGGGCTTCGGGCGGCTGAGCGCGGAGATGGAGGCCGCGAACCGCCGGATGGCTGCCTTCTCACGCCGGGTGCGCGTGGTTGCTGCGGCCGCTGTCGCCGCCGCCGGCGTAGCGGGCGTTGCCATGGTGCGCTCCGGTCTCCAGACCGTCGATGCACAGGCCAAGCTGGCAGCCTCGCTCGACACCACTGTCGAGAGCATTCAGGTGCTCGAGCGCGCGGGCGATCTCGCAGGCGTGTCGATGGGTGAGGTGCAGCAGGCGACTGTCCAGCTGACGCGACGGCTGAGCCAGGCGGCGGCAGGGACCGGCCCGGCCGTCAAGGCGCTCAACCAACTGCAGCTGTCTGCGGCGGAATTGCAGGCCTTGCCATTGGACCAGCGCATCGCGCTGATCCAGGACCGGCTGTCGGAATTCGTGCCGGAAGCCAGCCGCGCGGCGGTGGCCTCGCAGATATTCGGCGACCGCGCAGCCGTGATGTTCACCCGCATCGACAGCGCCACATTGCGGCAGGCGACGGAGGATGTGCGCGATTTCGGTGTCGTCGTCTCGGATCAGGACGCGGCCCAGATCGAGCGCACCAATGATGCGATCTCGCGGTTGGGGCTGATCTGGCGGGGACTGTCGAACCAGCTCGCCGTCGCCGCTGCGCCCGCGCTGGAAGCTGTCGCCGACGCCATGGCGGCGGTCGCCCGCACGACCGGGCCGCTCGGGCAAGCCATCCGGGGGCTCTTCGACAATCTCGGGCGTCTTGCCAGCATCGCGGGGACCTTCGTCACATTCATGGCGGGGCGCTGGGTGGCCGGGCTGGTCGCGGCGGCGGTGTCCGTGCGCGGGCTGGCAACGGCGCTGGTATTCCTGCGCGGCGCGCTGATCCGCACCGGCATCGGTGCACTCATCGTCGGCGCGGGCGAGCTGGTCTACCAGTTCGGGCGGCTTGTCTCCGGTGCCGGGGGCTTTGGCAATGCGCTCGAGCTGATGGGCGATGTGGCCCGCGCGGTCTGGGACGGAATGGGTCGCTATCTGGGCTCCTTCACCGATGACTTTCGCGCCATGCGCGCCGATATCGAGCGCATCTGGACGCAGATGATCGCGTTTCTTGCGGGAAAATGGGCCGATTTCCTTGGCCAGATAGGCCCGACCTTCAATGCAGTGTCCGAGCGCATCGGATCGTCTCTGCAGATCGACGTGATCGGGGCGGAATCCTACGCGTCGTTTCTCGAAAACGCCGCCAACAATGCCGGTATCATGGCCGACCGCTTTCGCAAGCGTGCCGAGGAGACCCGCGCCACGGCCTTCGATGGGTTGCGCGAGGCGGCGGCCGCGCTGGTGGCGGCGGTTCAGGGTTCGGGCGCGGAGACCGAGGACGCGCTCGACGCCGCGAGCGCCGGGGCGCAGCGCGTGGCCGATGCGCTCGCCGAGGCAGAGGCTGCCGCAAAGCGCGCGGGTGCAGCCGGAGACGAGGCAGGGAAGAAAACCAAAAAAGGCGCGAAGGAAGCGCTGACCGGATGGGACGCGGTCACCGCTGCTGTCAGCGACTATGCGAGCAAGGCCCGCGAGATCGGGGCCGATCTCGGCCAGAGTCTCGTCGGTGCCTTCCAATCCGCGGAAACGGCCGTGGCCGATTTCGTGCGCAATGGAAAGCTCGAATTCAGCGGTCTGGTGACCTCGATGATCGCCGATCTTGCGCAGCTCGCAGCGCGGCGTTTCATCCTCGCGCCGCTCACCAGTGCGGTCTCCGGCGCGCTGGGCGGTGCAGGCGGAATCTTTGCCGACATCCTGCATGCGGGCGGCACGGTGGGCATGCCCGGACCCTCGCGGATGGTCCCGGCCATGGCCTTCGCCGCCGCGCCACGGATGCATTCCGGCGGCATGGCCGGGCTTCGTCCTGACGAGGTCCCGGCGATCCTGCAGCGTGGCGAGCGGGTGCTCTCGCGCCGGGAAGCCGCCGGATACGGCGCGCGTGGCGATGGCGGGACGACCGTCAACGTCACGATCATGGCGCGCGATGCCGAGAGCTTCCGGCAATCAAGGACACAGGTGGCTGCGGATATCGCGCGCGCGGTCAATCTTGGCAGGCGGGGCATGTGATGGCGTTTCACGAAGTCCGGTTTCCTGACAATATCGGTCGCGGCGCACGCGGCGGGCCGGAGCGACGCACGCAGATCGTCGAGCTCGCCTCGGGCGCCGAGGAGCGCAATGCCAGCTGGGCCAATTCGCGCCGCCGCTTTGATGTCGCCTACGGCATCCGGCGCGCCGACGATCTGGCGGCGGTGGTCGCCTTCTTCGAGGCGCGCAACGGGAGGCTGCATGGCTTCCGCTTCAAGGACTGGGCCGATTACAAGTCAGGCATTCCGTCTCAGGCACCGGGGCCGCAAGATCAGCTGATCGGCACCGGCGACGGCAGCACCACGGCGTTCCAGCTGGTCAAGCATTATGCCTCTGGTGGCCAGACATGGACGCGCGGCATCGCCAAGCCCGTCACGGGCAGCGTTCGCATCGCGCTGGGCGGGGTCGAGCAGCCCTCCGGCTGGTCGGTCGACACCACGACTGGCGTCGTCACCTTCAGCGCTGCGCCGGGCGCTGGCGTCGCGATCACCGCCGGGTTCGAGTTCGACGTGCCGGTTCGTTTCGACACTGACGTGCTCGACGTCAGGCTCGACTTCGAGCGGCTCGGTGCGATCACCTCCATCCCGCTTCTGGAGATCCGGCGATGAACGACCCCGGCAGCTTTCTGGCCGCCGTGCTGCGCGAGCTTTCCGCCTCGACGGCCGTGATCCTCGCCGCCTGGGGCGCGCTCGGCGGGGCCACCAATGCGCTGACCACGCGGATGCGCCTGCGCGACGCGCTGCGCCACATCCTCTTGGGCGGGCTGATCGCCGCCGGGATGGGCAGCCTGTCGATGGCCATCATTACCGCTTGGCTCGGCCTGCCGCCCGAGGCGATCCCCGCAGGCGGCGCCGCGGGGTCTGCCGCCTATCTCGTCGGCGTTTTCGGCCCGGCGGTGATCGAGCTGGTGCTGGCGCGGCTGCGCCCCGCGAAGGGAGGCGACGGCGATGAATGAGCTTCTCCGCCTCGCGCGCGCTCTGCGCTGCGATTCCGCCAATTCCTGGCAGGCTTTCGCCCACCGACTGCGCGTCGGCCTGATGGTCGCCGCGCTGATCCTGATCCTCTCGCTCCTGGAGTAAACCCATGCAGATGACAGAGCGGGGTCTCATGGCCCTTGCCCGGCACGAGGGGCTTGTGCCCGCGCCCTACCGCGATTCCACCGGCACCTGGACTTTCGGCATCGGCCACACGGCGGCGGCCGGGCCGCCCGATCCGGCGGAGATGCCGCGCGGCATGCCCGCCGATCCGGACGATGGCATCCGCGCAGCGTTCCGGGCGTTTCGGGCTGATCTGGCGCGCTACGAAGCCGACGTGCGTCGCGCCGTGACCGTGCCTCTCAAACCGCACGAGGTCGATGCGCTGGTCTCTTTCCACTACAACACCGGCGGCATCGCCCGCGCGGCTCTGACCCGGCACCTCAATGCCGGCAATCGCGTTGCCGCAGCGCAGGCGTTTCTGAACTGGCGACGTCCGGCGGAGATCATTCCGCGCCGGGAGGCGGAGCGGGATCTCTTCCGCCATGGCCGCTATCCGGGCGGGCCCATCCCGGTCTGGTCCGTGGATCCTGCGGGCCGCGTCGACGTCTCGCGGCCGATCCGTCGCCTGACCGAAGACGAGGCGCTGGCGCTCCTGCGGCCGTCGCAGACGCCGCCGGTCCTCGATCCTGCACCCGACGCCCCGACCGGCTGGCTCGCCCGGCTGGCCGCTTGTCTTTCCACCCTGATCCGGAGGGCCTGATCCCCATGCGCTACATTCGACCCAACTCCATGACCTGGTGGGCGGGGCTGCTCGCCATGCTCACCGGCATTGCGTCGCTCGCGCTGCCCGCGACCGGGCCGCTCGGCGAACTCTCCCGCCTCGTCGCGCTGCTTGCCGGCTCGGGCGATGCCTCGCCCGCGGGGCTGATGTTCCTCGGGCTGGGCCTCATCGGGCTGCGCGACCGGATCGAGCGCGGGTTCCATGGGCGTGGCTGACCTTCTGACGCTTCTCGCGACCGCAGTCGCGGCTGTCGCGGGCCTCGCGGCGCTTCTCTGGCGCGCGCGGCGCCGGGGCGCGGCCGAGGAACGCGAACGGCGATTGATACAGGACCGCGCCAGAGCGGACGCGACAAGAAGGAGAATGGACGATGCAGAAGCCGATCTGGGCAATGATCCCGATGCTCTTCGCGACTGGCTGCGCCAGCGTGGGCGTGAGTGAGCCCGCGCTCTGCGCCGGGCTTGCGCGCCCCGCAGCCGACCATGCCGCAGCACTGGCCGAGGACGGCGGTCCGCGTTCGGTGGTCACCGGCGCGCGGCTGATCCGGATGCTGGACGCAGGGTGCGGGAGGCCGCAATGAAGCAGTTCTACCCCGCCCTGCAGGCCCATCTCACCGAGGGCACGACCACGCTCGCCTGGGTGTGGCGGATCAGCCGCGCCGATGGCACCGCTTTCGGTTTCACCGATCACGACCGGACGCTCTCCTTTGACGGCACCGAGTTCGAGCCCGAGAGCGGGCTGACGGCCTCCGAGGTGCGCTCAAACTCCGACCTGTCGGTCGATGCGCAGGATGCCGAGGGTGTGCTGACCTCGGATCGGATCACCGAGACCGACATTCTCGACGGTCGCTGGGACAACGCCGAGGTCGAACTCTGGCGGGTGAACTGGGCCGACACGAGCCAGCGCGTGTTGATGCGCCGCGGGTCCATAGGCCAGATCCGGCGCGGGCGTCTGGCCTTCGTGGCCGAGGTGCGCTCGCTCGCCCATGTCCTCGGCCAGACGGTCGGGCGGACCTTTCAGGCGAGTTGCGACGCGGAGCTTGGCGATGCGCGCTGTACCGTCGATCTGGAGGATCCGGCCTTCAAGGGCAGCGGCGCCGTGCTCGACCTCTTGCGCGACCGCGCATTCACGGCCTCGGGCCTCGGTGGCCTCAAAGCCGGCTGGTTCACCTTCGGGACGCTGGACTGGACGAGCGGCGCGAACACGGGGCGGCGCGCGGAGGTGCTGAGCCATGACGTGACGGATGGCATCGCCGTGCTGACCCTGCTCGAAGCGCCGGTGCGTGCGATCGCCGAGGGCGACGCCTTCACCATCCGCGCGGGCTGCGACAAGCGCATCGAGACCTGTGGCGCGAAGTTCGCCAACACCGTCAACTTCCGAGGATTTCCACACATTCCGGGGCAAGACACCGTGCTGCGCTATGCGTCGCGCGATGGGAACCACGAAGGAGGCGTATTGTGAAACCCGCCGATCCGGAGATGATTATCGCCGCCGCCCGCGCCTGGCTCGGCACGCCGTATCATGACCAGGCCAGCCTGCGCGGGACGGGATGCGACTGCGTCGGGCTCGCGCGCGGCGTCTGGCGAGAGGTCGTCGGTCCAGAGCCATTCCCGCTTCCGCCCTACAGTCGCGACTGGGGCGAGACAGGATCGCGCGAGCTGGTGGCCGAGGTCGCGCGGCGCATGATGATCGAGGTGTCGGTCACCGAGGCTGGCCCCGGCGCGATGGTTGTCTTTCGCATGATGCCCCGCGCCATTGCCAAACATGTCGGGATCCTGACCGCGCCCGGCAGCTTCATCCACGCCTATGAGCGCCTCGGCGTGATCGAGCAGCCGCTCACCCAAAGCTGGCGGCGGCGCATCGCGTTCGCCTTCCTGTTTCCCGAGGGAGACTGATCTGTGACAACGCTTGTCCTCGGCGCGGCCGGCACCGCCATTGGCGGCAGCATCGGCGGGACCATCCTCGGCGTCAGCGCCGCCACCATCGGCGGTTTTGTCGGCTCATCCGTCGGGTCTGTGGTCGACAGCTGGATCGTCTCTTCGCTCGCGCCAGCGCAGCGGATCGAGGGGACGCGGCTCGACAGTCTGCGGATCACGTCCTCGACCGAGGGCGCTGTGATCCCGCGCCTCTACGGCCGGATGCGGATCGGTGGCAACGTCATCTGGGCGACGGATTTTCGCGAGGAGACCAGCACCACCACGCAAGGCGGCGGCAAGGGTGGCGGGGGCGGCAAGGTCAAGACCACCGAGTATCGCTATTACGCCTCCTTCGCGGTCGCCTTGTGTGAAGGGCCGATCACCGGCATTGGCCGCATCTGGGCGGATGGCAAGCTGCTCGACACGGCCGGCATCACCTGGCGCTGGTATCCGGGCGACGAGATGCAGAGCCCCGATCCGTTCATTGCCGCGAAGATGGGGGCGGCCAGCACACCCGCCTATCGCGGCACGGCCTATGTCGTCTTCGAGGAACTGCCGCTGGCCGATTTCGGCAACCGCATTCCGCAGCTCTCCTTCGAAGTGTTCGCACCCGTAGCCGATCCCGACACCGCCGAGGGTCTCACCCGCGCCGTGACCATGATCCCGGCCTCGGGCGAGTTCGTCTATGCGACGGACGGCATCCGCAAGGGACGGGCGGGCAATCAGGGCGCGGAGAACCTCATCGCGCTCTCGGACACTGCCGACATGGTGGTGGCACTCGACCGGTTGCAGGCCAGCGCGCCCCATGTCGAGAGCGTCAGCCTGGTGGTGGCATGGTTCGGCAACGACTTGCGCGCAGGCGAATGCACCCTTCGCCCGGGTGTTGATATCTCCTTCAAGATCACGACACCGCATACATGGATCGTGAATGGCGTCACCCGCGCCGCTGCGCATCTCGTGAGCACGGATGACGAAGGCCGGCCAAATTTCGGAGGCACGCCGGCCGATTTTGGCGTGGTGCAGGCGATCCGGGAGTTGAAGGCCCGCGGGCTGCGCGTCACGCTCTCACCGTTCATCCTGATGGATGTGCCGCCCGGCAACAGCCTGCCGAACCCCTATTCCGACAACGCCGCCGAGACGGGCCAGCCCGCCTTCCCCTGGCGGGGGCGGATCACCTGTTCGCCAGCTGCGGGCTTCGCCGGGACCGTGGACAAGACCGCGACGGCCGCCGCGCAGGTCGCGGCCTTCTTCGGCAGCGCGAGGCCATCGGATTTCGCAATCATTGGCGAGAGAGTCATCTGGACAGGCGCGGCAGGCGACTGGGGCCTGCGCCGGATGGTGCTGCACTACGCGCATCTCTGCACAGCCGCCGGCGGGGTCGATGCCTTCCTGATCGGCTCCGAGATGCGCGGGCTGACCACGATCCGCTCGGGGGCCAGCACCTATCCGGCGGTGCATGCCTATCGGGACCTGCTCGCGGATGTGCGCGCGATCCTCGGGTCCGAGACCAGGATCAGCTACGCCGCCGACTGGTCGGAATACTTCGGGCACCAGCCGGCGCCCGAAGAGATGCTCGAAGGCGGCGTCTTCGACGATCCGGCCGCCGGCGCCCACTGGACCAAGTCTCC